GGTGTCTGTCTTGCGCGGGGGGTCAGAAGCAGTCCGGGACCGCACCAGGTGTGACGGTCGGTGACCGAAGCCGCCGGGTGCGGCGGAGGGGTGCAGGCGATGAAGGGTGGGCACGGTTCGTCGGGTCCGGCTCCGGACCCGAATGCGTTGGCGCGGGAGCGTGATGCGGCGCAGTGGACGATCCTGCCGGCTGGTGGCCGGGTTGGTGAGCCTCCACAGTGGCCGTTGACGGAGCCGTCGGGGCGGGAGTTGGAGTGGTGGGCGCGGCTGTGGGCGTATCCGCAGGCGCAGGAGTGGGAGAAGCTCGGCCAGGTCGTTGAGGTCGCGGTGTATGTGCGGCGTTTGACGCAGGCGGAGGCGCCGGGCGCGCCGGTGAACCTGGGAACGCTGTTGCGGCAGCTTGGTGACGCGTTGGGGTTGACGATCCCGGGGATGTTGCGGCTGCGGTGGCATTTATCGACGCCGCAGGCGGCCGCGCTGGCGCAGGCGGTCGGGCAGAGTGCGCCGGCGCCCGCGCCGGGTCCGTCGTCTCGGGGCCGGTTCCGGGTGGTCCGTGGCGACGCGGACGGGTGAGCCTGAGTACGTCGTCGACTTCCCCACGCTCGGGTTCCTCGGGGCGGACTGGATCGCGCAGCACTGCATCGTGCCGGGGGGTTTTCACCGCGGCAAGCCGTTTGAGCAGGCCGACTGGCAGTTGTGGTGCACGGTCAACCACTACCGGGTCAAGCCGAGCGCGGTGTGGCGGCCGGCGAACCCGGTGTTGGGGCCGGCGTTTCACAACCGCCGGTCGATCATTGTGGGGCCGCAGAAGTGCGGCAAGGGGCCGTGGGCGGCGGGGATCATCTGCCTGGAGGGGCTCGGGCCGGCGCTGTTCGCCGGGTGGGCCACCGGCGGTGAGGCGTACGTGTGCTCCGATCACGGCTGCTCGTGTGGCTGGTGGTATGAGTACGAGCCGGGCGAGCCGATGGGTATTCCGTGGCCGACGCCGCTGATCCAGTTGCTGGCGACGGCTGAGGATCAGACCGACAACGTGTTCCGGCCCCTGTCGGCGATGATGCGCGGGCCGAGGTTGGCACCGTTGGCGCGGGTTGGTAAGGAGTTCATCTACCTGCCCGGCGACGGCCGCATCGATGTGGTGACTTCGTCGGCGTCGGCCCGGCTGGGTAACCCGACCACGTTTGCGTTGCAGGACGAGTCGGGGCTCTACACGCGCACGAATGGGCTGATCCAGGTCGCGGACACGCAGCGGCGTGGTGTGGCGGGCATGGCGGGCCGCTCGGTGGAGTGCGCGAACGCGCCGGACCCGAACGAGGGCTCGCAGGCGCAGTTGACGCTGGACGCGGCCGCGCGTGACATCTTCCGCTTCTACAAGCCGCCGCCGGCGCACCTGTCGTACCGCAACAAGGTCGAGCGGCGGGCGATTCACCGGTACGTGTACGCCGGGTCGTGGTGGGTGGACCTCGACGCGATCGAGGCTGAGGCGGCGGAGCTGCTGGAGCGGGATCCGGCGCAGGCGGAGCGGTTCTTCGGCAACCGGATGGTCGCCGGGGTTGGTACGTGGTGCGAGGCGGAGCGGTGGAATAGCCGCGCGGTGAAGGTGCCGCGGGTGGTCGAGGCCGGCGCTGCGGTGGTGCTCGGATTCGACGGTTCGGATGTCGATGACTGGACGGCGTTGCGGGCCGAGACGGAGGACGGTTTCCAGTTCACCCCGACCTACGGGCCTGACCGGCGGCCGTGCATCTGGGATCCTGCCGAGTTCGGTGGGCAGGTGCCGCGCCTTGAGGTCGCCGCGGCGGTCGAGGAGGTGTTTCGCACCTTCAAGGTCGTGCGGATGTACTTCGACCCCCGGGACTGGTCCACCGAGGGCGACGGGTGGGCCGCGCTGTACGGGGAGAAGCGGGTCGTGCGGTGGCCGACTTACCGGATCGTGGCGATGCACGCCGCGGTGGAGCGGCTGCTGGTCGACATCAACAAGGCCGAGTCGGGGTTTTCGCACGATGGGTGCCGGATCACGGCGGTGCACGTGCGTAACGCGCGCAAGGCTGCTCGACCGCAGAACCGGTACGTGCTGGTGAAGGCCAGCAACGCGCAGAAGATCGACGGGTGTGTCAGCAGCGTGTTGGCGCACGAGGCCGCGGGTGATGTGACCGCCGCGAAGCTGTGGCCCAAGGTTCGGCGGAAGCTGGTCGCGATGGGATGAGAGGGGGCACCAACCTGTGGCGCTCCCCACCAGCGACGAGGAATGGGTGGCCCGGCTGGCCCAGCTACATGACGCGGAGCGGCCGAAGCTGAAGGCACTCAACGCCGAGTACGAGCTTGAGGCCCCGCGGGCGTACATGCACCCAGAGTTGTTCAAAGAGATCGGGGACCGCCTGGAGCAGGTGGTGATCGCGTGGCCGCAGTTGGTGGTCGACTCGGTGGAAGAACGTCTGGACGTGGAGGGCTACCGGCTGCCGGACGAGGACGCGGCCGACGATGACGTGTGGCGGGTGTGGCAGGCCAACAACTGCGACGAGGGCTCGCAGATGGGCCGGGTCGACACGCTGGTGATGAAGCGGTCCTACGTGTGCGTGGGCGCGAACGAGGAGGACCGGGACACGCCGCTGATCACGTTCGAGTCGCCGCTGGAGATGTACGCCGACATCGACCCGCGTACCCACAGGGTGAGGGCGGCGCTTCGGCGGTGGGTGGATTCGGAGGCGCAGTACGGGGCGGCGCTGTCGTCGGGGGCGGTGTACCCCGGCGGCGGGGTGCAGTATTCGACGCTGTACCTGCCCGACGCGACGGTGTGGTACGAGGGCAATCAGGTCATCGACCGGGATGACCACAAGCTGGGTCGGGTGCCGGTGGTGCCGCTGGTGAACCGGGCCCGGTTGTCGGATCGGTTGGGCCGTTCGGAGCTCGCCCCGATCCTGCCGTTGGCCCACGCCGCGAACAAGATCGCCACGGACATGATGGTGGCGGCGGAGTTCGTGGCGTTGCCGATCCGGGGGATTTTCGGTATAGGCCCGGAGGACCTCGAGGACGAGGCAGGCAACAAACTCACGGCCCTGCAGGCGCTGCTGCGGCGGCTGCTGACGATCCCCAACGACGACGGCACCGCGCGGCAGTTCGAGTTTCCCGGCGCGGACCTGTCGAACTTCCACAACACGCTCAACCAGCTGGCGCGGCTGACCGCGTCGATTGCGGGGCTGCCGCCGCACTACCTGGGGTTGACGACGGAGAACCCGCCGTCGGCGGACTCGATCCGGTCGGCGGAGATGCGGCTGATCAAGCGTGCGGAGCGCAAGCAGGTGTCCATGGGCGGGTCCTATGAGGACACTGTCCGGTTGGTGAAACGGATCCAGGAAGGTGACTGGGATCCGAAGTATCGGCGGTTGGAGACGATCTGGCGGGATCCGTCGACGCCGACGGTGGCGCAGCGGGCGGACGCGGCGGTGAAGCTGTATTCCACGCAGCCGAAGCCGATCGTGCCGCTGCGCATGACCCGGGAAGCGCTGGGCATGACGCAGGCGCAGCTGACCCGGGCGGAGGCCGAGGACGCCAAGCAGGCCGAGGCGGACCCGTTCACGCTGATCGCGGCGAAACTCGGCGGCGGTGGTGGCGGGGCCGAGGACGGCGGCTGACGCCGCGGCCGCACACCAAGCCGAGCGGTCGGCGCTCGCCGCTGCAGCGGCGCTGGCGCTGGCCAGGCAGTGGGCGGGCATAGACCCGGCGCAGATCGCCCAGTCGTGGACGCAGCAGCTACCGGCGGCGTTGGCGGTGTTGACGGCGGCGCAGATGGCCTCAGCCCGCACCGCCGACCCCTACGTGGCGACGGTCCTCGCGGCGGAGGGGCAGGCGCTGGCGGCCGAGTTCACGGTTGCGGCGGCCGCGTTCGCGGGTCAGGCGGCGGATGGGCGGGACCTGTTTGATCTGCTGTACCTGCCGGTCGTGACGACGTTGCAGGCGATCCGGGCGGGTGCGCCGGTGCAGGGGGCGTTGCAGGCGGGGCTGCTGCAGTTGGAGACGATCGCCCAGACCGAGGTCGCCGACGCGGGGCGGGTCGCCGACGGGGTCGCTATCACGAAGGAACCTGCGGTCGGCCGGTATGTGCGGCTGGTCGTCGGCGCCACGTGTTCGCGGTGCATCATCCTGGCCGGTCGGGTCTACCGGTGGTCGCAGGGCTTCGAACGGCACCCGAATTGCGACTGCATCATGATCCCCGCCGTGTCGGCGGAGGCGGCTGGGCTGGTGCAGAGTCCGCGCCGGGTCTACGACGCGATGACGCCGGAGCAGCGCACAGCGGCTGGGTGGTCGCGGGCCGAGCAGGCGGCGATCGCCGATGGGGCGGACATCGCGGCGGTGACGAACATCCACCGCGGCGGCCTGTACACCGCTGGTGGGCGCCGTTTCACGTATGAGGCGACCGCGGGTAGGAGGCGGCCGCGGATCACGCCGGAGCAGATCTACCGCGACGCCGCCGGCGAGCGGGGCGAGGCGGTGCGGTTGCTGCGCCTGCATGGCTACATCCGTTGAGAGGAGCCTGAGGTGGCGGGAAGGGCTCTGTCTCGGATGGGCGGCCGTAAGAAGCCGTTGCACGCGCCCTCTGGGGTCGCTGAGGGCGGCCAGTTCATCGGACGGAACAGCATCCTGCACGCCCTTGTGCGGAAGCTTCTTGGTGGGCGCGAGGGCCGGAGGACTGGCAGGGCTCGCGCGCCGCGGGTTCCTGCGATGAGCACACGGACGGCGGCGGGTGGGACCGTGCTGTCTCGTCGTAGCCGTGGCGCCCAATCCGTTGTTGCGCTCGCTCGGCCACGCAAGACCGCCCGGCCGTCTCAGAACTCGCCGGCCGCACGGATGATCCGTGCGGCGACGACGACCAGCGTCCCTGGGCCGAGTCCGGCGGCTGCCAGGAAGCTAGGCCGCGGTCAGGCGCCGAGGCCCGGGATCGACGAGTTCGGCGGCGAGCGCCGCGAAGTGTGGATGCAGCGGGCCAGAGATGCCGGCGTCACCGTGCCGCGTGGCGCGCCCGCCCACGAAGTGGCGCGCCTGGTCGACGAGCACAACATTCGCAGCGGCGCGCTGCTCTTGGCTGGTGGCTTGTCCCGGGATCCGGAGATCCGGGCGACGGCCGACCGCGCGGCCAGAGGTGACCGGGCAGGAGCGATTGAGGACCGCATTGCTATCTACCGGCGAGCTCACGCCAGGAGGCTGGCGTCCCTCGGCGTGGAGGCGGCCCCGCCGAAGCCGGCCAAGGCCGCAGCCAAGATGACCCGTCCCAAGGCTCGCCCAGCGGCGTCTCGAAGGCCGAGAACGGCACGGACCGGCGAGCTCTTCGACCTAGCGCAAGGACGGCCAAAGAACACGCTCGTGGCGACCGCCACCCGTGAGGTTTTGGGCGACGGGAAGCCAGCAACATTCGAGGCGCGTGCCACGGGGGAGGCGGGCGCGGTCTTCCTGCGTGTGGCCTACGCGGACGGCGGCGGGATAGGAGTGATGGTTCGGCGCGGTGATCGCCCGCAGTGGCCGTTCGAGGATGTCGTGTGGCAGCAGCCCAAGCAGCAACCCAAGAAGGCTGCTCCACCCGCACGGTCGCGCTCGCGGGCCCGGGACGGCTTGGATGCGATGGCCGACCGGGACCTGAACGACCTCGCGGTGGAGTACATGATCCCGCCGGTCGGGCTTGGCACCGCCGACCGCGCCTCGCTCGTTCGGCGGCTTCGTGAGGCCGGGGCGGTCTCCCCGCAGGTTCGCCAGGCCGAGAGGAGTCGACGCCCGTCGGTTGGGCTGCGTGTCTCGCTACTGCTCAACAAGTGGGCCAACGGCGACGGCCCAGACGACCCGCTCGCGGAGGGCTTCACCCGCGAGCAGCTGCGCCAGACAGCTCGTTCGCGAGGTATCACGCTACGTCGGGGCGCCAACGAGGCGACCATCCGGCAGGCGCTGTACGACAGCGTGGTCTCCAGCGCCCGCAAGCGGCGCGCAGAAGCCGGAGACCTGCCGGATGTGGGCAGCCTGTTCGAGGTCAGCCAACCACGAATGCAGGCAGAGATCGCGAGGGTCTTCGAGGGAGACTTCGCTGGCCTGACCACCCACGTCGAGGCCACCAACCGTCAGAGGTACAACGACCTTGCCGGGCGCGGCGGCGAACAGGCCATCTTCGTCAGAGGCTCGATCCGGGACGCCGGCGGCCGGCAGGTCGGGACTTTCAGTCGTCAAATCCACCGGAACCCCGACGGCACCATGACCGTCTACCACGCCTTCCTGCAGATCGACGGGTCGACACAGGGAAACGGCTTCTCCAACGCCTTCAACGGGCACCTGATCCGCTGGTACCGCGACTCCGGAGTCAAGGCCGTCACCGTCCACGCCAACATCGACGTGGGCGGCTACACGTGGGCCAGCTTCGGCTACAACTTCGCCGACGAAGGGGAAGCGGTCGAGATGATCGACCACTTCCGCGACGCGCTCAGGCAGCTTCGAGGCGGCGACTACACTGGCAGGCGACTGCGCGGATCCGGAATGAACACAAGCGATCAGGTGAACGCACTGCAAGACCTGTTGGACAGGACGCAGCGCTACCGGTTCGGGCAGCCGGGCTTCCCGACGGCCTACGAGTTCTCGCAGGCCGGGCGGTGGGAAGGCGCAGGCGGCAGGAGTGACGTATGGATCGGCAAGGCACTGATGCTGGGAACGAGTTGGCACGGAAAGCTGGACCTGACGACGACGCCTTCCCCGAGTGGGCGTTAAACCTGGAGCCGGCGCACCCGGACGTGGTGGCGGCGCAGAACCGGCTCGTCGATCTGCATATGGCCTGGACCGAGCAGCAACTCGCCGCGGGCGATGTCCCGTTCGAGCCTGAAGGCCGGCCTGAGGGTTCGGACTACAACCAGCATTACGTGGACCTCGAGGCCGACGGTGAGGCCCTCGACGACCTGGCGGTCGCGTCGGCGCTCGTGACCGGCCGGAAGCCGCCGCCGGTGGCTAAGGTGAAGCGGCCCAAGCCTAAGCGGGGCGCGCTGAGCCGGTTCACTGACCGCCGCTAACGTCCCGCCCCCCAACCCGAACAGCCTAAAAGGCCCGTCTCTCGTTTGAGGCGGGCCTTACGCATGGCCCCCCGCCCCGACCACAACCGTCGATCGGAGGCGGTGATCTGCCATGTCCGGGCAGCACACGTTCGCCTCGAAGGCGCAATGGCGGTGGGCGTTCGCCACGCATCAACCGTTCGCCCGTCGGTGGGCTGAGGGCAACAAGGCCAGCATCGCCCGCGGCTACCACACCCTGCCCCGCCGCAAGCACCCACCCGGCGCGGGCCGGGCTATGCGGGCCTTCGCATCGAGGTAGGTGAGAGCGCATGTCCGCGAAGTTCGACGCCCTCGCCGCGGAGGTCGGGTCGCGGCGTCTGGCTGGGTGGATCACCCAGCACAACCCGAAGGTCCGGGCGCGGGCGCAGGCGACGCGGGCCCGCAAGAGGAAGACCGCGGCCGCGGTCATGAAGTCGGCCAGGAAATCCAACTACTGACGGCCCAGGAGGCCAACAGCATGGGACAGCCCAACCAGCCGGCGCCTGGCGCGCCGGCCAACGAACCAACCCCGGCTCCGGCGCCTGCGGCCCCGACCCAGCCGACCACCACCGCACCACCCACCACGACGCCGCCCGCGCCGGCCCAGCCAACGGCGCCGGCGTTTGACCCGTCCAGCCTGTCGCCCGAGGCGAAGGCGTACCTGGACGCGCAGATCGCCGCCGCGGACCTGAAGGCCCGCACCGGATCCAAGGCCAACGCCGCCGCCGAGGCGCGGGCAGAGATGGCCGCACAGGTCGCGCGCGCGCTGGGCCTGACCGAGGCCCCGCCCGATCCTGAGACCCTCGCCCAGCAGGTCGAGGAGGCCCGCAACGCCGCGTGGGCCAACGCCGTCGAGTTGCAGGTGTTCCGGATCGCCGCCGCCGCCGGCGCCGACCCGGACAAGCTGCTCGACTCGCGCAAGTTCATCGACACCCTCGACGACCTGGTCGACCTGGACCCGGCCTCGGAGGAGTTCCGCACCCAGCTTCTCGCCAAGGTCCAGGCGGCCGCGGCACAGCACCCCGCCACGGCGGCGCCAGGAGCGCCGAACGGGCCCCGCCCCGACCTCTCGCAGGGAACCCGGGGCACCCAACCGGCACGACCCAAATCCCTCGGCGAGGCGCTGTCCGCTCACTACGCGGCCAGGCGCTAACCGACCTGTCCTCCTGGAGCAATCGTCATGCCAATCACCCTCGCTCAGGCGCAGGTGAACTCGGCGAACGACATCGATTACGCGGTGATCGACAACCTTCGCCGGTCGTCCTGGCTCATGGACCAGCTCGTCTTCGACGACACCGCCACTCCGGGCACCGGGGGCGGGTCGCTGGTCTACGCGTACGTGCGGCTCATCACCGCCGCCGCGGCCGGGTTTCGCGCCTTCAATACCGAGTACACGCCCGGCCAAGCCATCCGCCAGCAGTTCACCGTGAACCTCAAGCCGCTGGGCGGGTCGTTCACTGTGGACAAGAAGCTGGCCAGCCTCGGTCCGCAGCAGACCAACGAAGTCAACTTCCAGATGCAGCAGCTGATCACCTCGACGAGGATCCGGCTCTGCCAGGAGGTCATCAACGGGGACACGGCGGTCGACGCGAACGGCTTCGACGGCCTGTCCAAGTCGCTCGTGGGTTCGACGACCGAGGTGACCGCGACGATCCCGGACTGGACGCCGGCGACGGTCATCACGCAGGCGTTGGCGATGGCCCGCCTCGACGAGGTCGACGAGTGGCTCTCGCGGATCGTGCCGTCCCACGTCGGTGGCGGCGACAACGGCACGGTCGGCGCGCTTCCGCCCGGTGTGAAGGCGATCCTGGGCAACACAAAGAGCATCACCCGCTTCCGGGCGCTGCTGCGTTGGGCCGCTCTGCTCACGCAGGAGAAGGACGACCTCGGCCGCAAGATCGAGCGTTACGGCGACTGGGTGCTGGTGGACGTGGGCGACCGCGCCGACGGCGCGTCCCCGATCATCCCGATCACCGCCGGCGGCGTCACCGACCTGTACGCGGTGACGTTCGGCATCGACTCCTTCCATGGGGCGTCGATGGCGGGCGCCCCGCTGGTCGAGTCGGTCCCGCCGGACTTCTCCACCGCCGGGCGGGTCAAGTCCGGCGAGGTGGAGATCGGGCCGGTCGCGGTGTGCCTGAAGAACACCAAGGCCGCCGGCGTCCTGCGCTCCATCGACGTGATCTGAGGGAGGCGACCTGATGAAGCGATACCGCATCCACACGCCGGTACCGGGCCACACCGAGGTCATCGGCACTGTGGCGTTCGCCCAGGGCGTCGCCGAAGTCGAGGCCGAGCAGCTCGCCGCGCCGCTGATGTACTTCCGCGCCCAGGGCTACACCATCGAGGAGCTCGACGAGGACGGGCGGTGGGTGCCTGAGGCGCCGCTGCCGCCGCGGCGCAAGGGCATCGACGCGGCGATCCTCGTGCAGCAGGAGAACGAGGCGCTGCGCGCGCGGGTCGCCGAGCTCGAGGCGGCCGGTGCGCAGGGGCTGGTCGACCTGCAGCGTGCCGGCGAGGCAGCAGCGTCGGCGGTCGACGTGGCCGGGCGACCCGCGCGTAACGCGTCCACCGAAGTGTGGCGCACCTGGGCCGTCGAGCACGGCGGCATGTCCGACGACGAGGCCGCGGCGCTTAGCCGCGACCAACTCGTCGAGCAGTTCGAATCCGAGGAGAAGTCATGACCCAGCTCGGCGGGTACACCCGCAACGTCCGCGACGCCCTCGGGTACGTCATGGCCCAGGAGCCGTCCTCGCCGGACACGTTCTTCCGGCGAAACCTGCCCCGCCAGGGGCACACCGACGACGCCGGTGATACCGGCCACGTCGCTCTCGTCACGCAGGTGATGACGAGCATGCCGGTCTACCTGCACGCCGGCGATGTCATCACCAACCTGGCGTTCCGGTCCGGGGCGACCGCGGCCGGCACCCCCACCAACTGGTGGTTCGCGCTGTACTCCAACGCGGCCACGCCGGCGCTGCTCGCGCAAACCGCCGACCAGCTCACCGCCGCGTGGGCGGCTAACACCACCAAGCAGCTCGCCTTGGCGACCGTACAGACGATCCGCGAGTCGGGCGTCTACTGGGCGGCGATCATGGTGAAGGCCACCACCGTGCCCACGCTGATCGGGACCTGCGTCGCGCCGGCGATCATCACCGGCGAGCGGAACCTGTCCCAGTCCTCGGGTGCGGCGCTGACCGGTACTGCGCCGGCCACCATCGCCACCCCGACGGCGAAGGACTTCGCCCCGTACGTGGTCTTGAACTGATGGCGACGCGGCGCAGGCTCGCGACCCGGGAGGAGTTCATCGAGATCCTGTCGGGTCGCGAGCCTGCCGTGGACTGGGCGGCCGTCCTCGACCAACTCGAGGCGGCCGGCGCGGCCGTCATGAGCCCCGAGGTTGTGGTCGATGAGGAGGCCTGATGGCCGCCCCGCACATCGAAACCGACTGGTACCTGTCGATCCCGACCCAGTACCGCGACCGGGTGCAATTCGACCCGGTCAGTGGCTACCCGACGTGCATCGACGTGGCGGCGGGCGCCTACCAGGTGCCCGGTCCACTCACCGACGCCGACCGGGCGCTGTGCCGGATACCGGCGCTGCTCAACCACGAACCAGGCTGGCGGTGAGCTAGAGGTGGCCGACCAGCTCGCGACGCTGCAGGACCTCGCCGACGCGCTGCAGATCCCCCTCGCGGACCTGCCTACCGGAACGGGCACGCTGCTGCTGGAGTGCGCGACCGCGGTCGTGCAGATCGCCGCCGGCGGGCAGCGGATCGTGCAGGTTGTCGGGGACACCGCGTCGCTGATCGGGACCACCGATTCGTGGCTGGACCTGCCGCAGATCCCGGTGACCGCGGTCGCGTCGGTGACGTTGGACGGCGCCGCACTGACGGTGGGGATCGACGCGGCCCAGTACAAGCATCTCGGGAATCGGCTGTGGCGCACCGACGGGTGGCAGACCTACGTCGGGCGGCCGTCCGAGGTGGTGTCGGTGAACACGCACGGCTACCCGGCTGGCCATCAGAAGTTGCAGTTGGGACGGTGGGCGACGCTTTCGCTGGCGAAGGGCCAGGTCCCTAACCCGGGCTCCGTGGCGTCGGAGTCGATCGATGACTACTCGGTGACGTTCGACAAGATGTCGGCGCAGATGGAGGCCTCGCCGTTCCTGCAGAAGGCGCTGCGTAAGGCGTACGGCCGCCGGGCCAGCTTGGTGAGGCTGGGATGAGCCGGGACTCTGTGCTCGCCCGCGGGCGGGCGTTCGCCGCCGGCGGGTTCGTC